GGAACCAGATTAGTGAACACGTTCAAACCCTCTTTCTGAGTGAGCGCGGTCACTACGGATAACCGTGCGTAGCCTCAACTGGATAGAGCAAGGGACTTCTAATCCCTGTGTTGTGGGTTCGAGTCCCACCGCGCGGTCCAACAACCAGAAGCCCGGCGTTCGCGCCGGGTTTTGTATAATAAAATTTTGGACTGACGCAGATCAATTCTGACACGGTTCTGTGTCCGCCAAAATTCATAACGGGCGGTTTTTGTTTCACTTCTTATTTTTTCTCAGAGAGTATATCAGACCATAGCCTGATTTGTGTTAAAAGATATCAGGGTATAGCCTGATAGACCGTTCCGGTCATTTCTCTTGACATTGGGTAGGGTTACAGTCATAGTCACCCAAGAAATAACCAACAGGTTTCATTGTGAGCGCCAAAGTTCCAAATCCTATTGTTCGAGCCCAAGTAGCTGTCACGTTTCGTGCCGGACCTGCTTTGCATCCTGACTATGTCTATTGGGCACAGTCGTGGGAGCGGATCAGAGATGCCGAAATTGGTGAAATTGAGATCAAACGCAAGCGTGAGGTCTACCTGAAGAAGCTGAAGGGCCACGACGTCCAGCAATACGAAGCCTACCTAGATCGCGCCGTGTATTTCAACATGACGGCGAAGACCTTGTCTGCACTCTATGGGACGGTCTTCAAGCGCAATCCAAAAATCACTGGATTCACACCTGCCTTGAAAGCGGCGGCTGTAAATATCACGAAAGACAAAATGTCTCTGCACCTGCTGTCGAAGACTGCAGTCAAAGAAACGCTCGCCGTGGGTCGGTATGGTCTACTGGTTGATGCGACTGAGTCAGGCGTAGGCGATCCCTACATTGCATGCTACACTGCCGAGAATATTCTGGATTGGAACGTTACCGAGATCAACGGGCGTTTCGAATTGTCCCGTGTGGTTCTCCGAGAACTATTCTATGACCGTGAGGCGGATGGCGCGCTGGCGTTCTCATTCAGAGCACGGTATCGTGTTCTGACTCTAACCCTAGATGAGCAGACTGGAACCTATATCTACGAGCAGCTAGTCTTTGTTGACCGGGAAGCGACAGGCATGCCTGCCATTGACGCACCGGCTGATTTCACAATCGTTCCCACCGTCCGAGGGGAGACACTGAATTACATTCCATTCCAGATTATCGGACCATTCACAAACACCATGGATATCGAGAAGCCTCCTATGCTCGATATCGTAGCACTCAATCTTTCCCACTACAAGTCCTATGCTCAGCTTGAGCAGGGCCGCTACTACACAGGCAATCCTATCTATTGGGCCAAGACATCTGGAGAAGGACCGTCTGAGTATTACGTTGGTCCTGACGTTGTCTGGGAGCTTGGAGTAGATGATGATGCTGGGATCATTGAGTTTCAAGGTAATGGTCTGAAGTTCCTTGAGAACGCTCTGCTTGGAAAGGAACAGCAAATTGCTGCCATCGGGGGACGTATGATGCCGGGCACCAGCCGTGCTGCGGCTGAGAGTGACAACTCGCTCAAGCTCAAGGAACAGAACGAGCAGACGCTTCTGTTGAACATCGCCGATACGGTTGATGAGGCATTTACGCAAGTGCTGCGGTGGTGGGCAGATTGGTTGAACACTTCACCAAGCGTGACAAAAGGAATCACATTCGAGTTGAACAGAGACTTCCTGCTTAGCAAGATTGGTGCGAGAGAGTTCCGTGCAATCCATCAGATGTATGCAGATGGGGTCATTCCCGTTGCCGTATTCTACGCCTACATGCATAAGGCGGAAGTCATTCCAGAATGGATGGACGAAGACGAGTTCACGAAACATCTCGATGACGTGAAACAGTTCCCACACATGGTAGACGTCCTCGCTCAGATGAAGAACTTCCCAGATGCAGACGCCTTCCACGAGTTTACACGTGTGCAGAAAACTATGATGGAAGCTGTAGTTAAGCCGGGTGAGCCGGGTGGGACCGTGACGCCACCAGAGGCGCGTGTGGCACAAAAACCCACACCACCTAAGTAAGGTATACGATGAAACGAATACAAGGTATCAATCCCGATTTCGCTGACTACGATGAACTAGAAGAGGATGCTATCGGGGCTGAGGTGGCATATCGTGAAGGGATAATGACTTTTGACGAGTTGTCTGCCCTGATTGGTTTTGATGGGGCCAGAGTTGCGCAAGAGAGAAAGTATGGTAAGAACCATACCGATCCGGACTTGAATACGTTTGACGCGCTCGACGACTGGATCGACAATGAACCGTTCTGTTAGTATATCTTGACAACGTTACTGTTTTCAGGTATTCCTAACATCATTCAAGTGTGGTTGATTTATTCCATGTAAGGAAACGTCATACACACACACATTCAAAGGACCCTTCCTTTGACGCACCACGGGGTGGTGTTGTAAACTTTAACAGGGACCATCGCGGGGCGGTGGAAAATTAAAATGACTACATTGAAGTTCGAAACACTGGATTTGGTCCCAGAGGGACCGCTACGTGATGCAGCCACAGAAGGCGACGATGGTAAGTTTTCCGTCAAGGTCGAACCTGCATCGAAGGTAACCGAGTTTCGGGATTCCAACGTGGCTCTTTCGAAAGAGAGAGATGGGTTGGCGGCGCAGATGACGAAATACGAAGCCGTGACAGGAGTTCCTATTGCGGATATCGAGAAGCTCGATGATTTCGCCACACTTCTGACGGCTCTGCGTGAGACCAAAAAGAACGTCGATGATGGTAAGCTGGTGGAGAACACCTCTTTGGAGGAAGCAGCCGCCAAGCGTGTCACGGACGTGACAAAGGATTTCACTGCACAGCTTGCAGAGAGCGCACGAGAGCGCGACGCTCACAAGGACCGTGCAGACAAAGCGGATGCCCGCTCTGACGGAATGATGGTGGAGAATGCGGTTCGTATCGCAGCCTCAGACCCAGACGTCGGGATGCTGGACAACGCCGTGCGGCTGGTTCTCACGGAAGCCAAGGAGACCTTCCGGGTTTTGGAAGGCAAGATGGTTCCGAAGTCTCCAGATGGCACAATTCTCTACGGCTCTGATGGGGTCAATGCAATGACCGTCAAAGAGTGGCTACTGAAGCAGCGCGAAGGCCAAGACTTCCTGTTCAAGGGATCGAAGGGCGGCAATGCGGATGGTGCAAGCGGCGGAGCCGGGATGGACGGAATGACTGATGCGAAACTGGCGGAGATGACTCCTGCAAATCGTATCAACTGGTATCGCCAGCAGCAAGCACGCGCTGGAGCGTAACAGAACAAACAGTGAACAATTGAGTTCACACACAAGATTCGCTGGCCCGGGAAATCGGGCTGGCACATAAGTCGGCAACTGAACCACGGGGTGGTTCTCGTCGTAAAGTGTCTCCGGTTAATGGGCTTACCGGTGATTCTGCGAAGGCTCTGGGAGCCACCACAATTTGGCCCTCTGAGCAAGCACTTCTTTTTTAACCAACGGAGCATTTTCAAAGATGATCACCCTCCTTGAAGCCGCAAAAATCAACTCGGGCGACGTTTTGCGCAACACAATCATCGAGCATTTCGCTCGTTCGTCCGACCTGCTTAACGCGCTGCCGTTCATTGACGTGCAGGGTGGGGCATACGTCTACAACCTCGAAGGTAACCTACCGGGTGTCGCGTTCCGTGGCGTCGGTGAAGGCTACACCGCTTCTGCGGGCATCATGAACCCAGAGACCGAGCGCCTGCGCATCGGAGGTGGGGACCTTGATGTCGATCTGGCCACGCTGAAAATGCACGGTCAGGACGTTCGTTCTGCACACGAGCTTCGTAAGGTCAAGGCGCTTGCGCTGACGATCTCTGCGAAGATCATCAACGGAGATTCCGTTGCTGAGCCCCGTGAGTTTGACGGCCTTCGCACTCGTATTCAGGGAAGCCAGCTACTCGCTGCTGGTGCAACTGCAGGCGGCGACGCTCTGAAGATCACCCTGCTACGTGACCTCATCGATCAGACGGAGAACGCTACTCACCTGATCATGTCCAAGAAGATGCGTAACCTTCTGACCGCAGCGGCAACTGACGCAGCAGTCGGTGGATACATCACCTTCTCCGTGAACGAGTTCGGAACACGTGTCACGCAGTTCGACAACCTTCCAATCCTCCTGACTGACTACGATGCCAACGGCGATCAGGTCATCGATTTCCTAGAGGCCGTTCCGGCTGGGGAAACGACAGGTGGAACCTCCATCTACTGTGTCAACATGTCCGACGAGGGCGTCACTGGACTACAGAATGGTATCATGGAAGTCCGTGATCTGGGCGAGCTTCAGACCGCCCCTGTCATGCGGACACGCGTCGAATGGTTGGTCGGTCTTGCCGCCCTCCACGGTCGTGCCGCTTCTCGTCTGTGGGGTGTCAAGGACGCCGCAGTCACCAAGTGATCTAGTTGGGTGAGGCTGGTCCTCACCCTTCGATCCACAACCCATAAGGGAGACCTTCTCAAATGGCTACTTCTAAAGTCACCTACATCTACGATGACGACAATTCCTTTCAGGCTCCCGGTGTTGCGGGGGATAACACTACCAAGATTGTCGGCGTCCTTCCACTGGACAAGCTAACCGGTGCGCGTGGCGACATGCGTAACAAGCTTGGTGCCCAGACCTACGCAATCGTGATTGCCGTTTCGGCATCTGACGACGGCGACGCTGACGAGACTTATGTCTTCGATGCACAGGTCGGAGCCGTTGGCTCACCGTCCACCAAGGTCGGAGAGTTTGCAGTTCCACGCGGCTCTGTTGGCCAGTTCGTCATGATGCTCGATGCCAGCACTATCGAGGCACTCGATGCTGACCATGCGGAAATCGAACTGAACGTCACTATCGGCGGAGCTACTCCGCTCATCACGTTCGGCGCTTGGTTGATCTGAGCCTCGGCTTAGACACAGAAATTAGGAGAGGCCCTTCGGGGCCTTTCCCCCACCCCCCCAAATAATTTTGCCCTTGGAGGCATATTTAACATGGCTCATTCCCGCTCCAATTACATTCTGGACGCTGACACGTTGTTTCGGGCCACTGGCTCTGCACCAATCACAGCGAACGGCGACACAGACTCTCTCGCGGTTGCGTTGGACAAGCTGACTGGCGCGCGGGGAGACCAGCGCGACAAGCTAGGCGCAATCGAATACCGTGCAATCATCAACGTCGAGGCCCTCACCCTAGACCTCGTCGCAACCGTCACATTTACCGATACGATGACGGCTGGTGATGAATTCTCCTTCGATGATGGCACCAACGCTGTCGTCAATCTAGTTGGGGACACTGACTTCACGGTCGGTGTGTCTGCGACTGCCGACGCACAGGCTCTAACCGTTGAGCTTAATGCAAACGGCCCAGCCGGTCTCACTGCCAAGGACGGCGCTGCCGGTGTAGTCATCATCGAGAACAACCTCGCGACACTTGGTGAAATTCTTGAGATCGTAGACGTCGGAAGTGACGCAACTGTCGTTGACTTCGCTGCTGGCGTCTTTGACGAGAGCTACCAGATGCGTGCCGAAGTCGGGCCAGTTGGCTTTGCAACTTCTGCATTCGTCGGAAACATTCCTACGATCCTAGTGACCGGGCAGTATGTCATGGTTCTGGACGCTGAAACAATCGAGAAGCTCGATGCGGATCACGAGGTTATTCGCCTCGTTCTTACCGCCGATAACGGCGGCGTTGACACATCCTCTTTCACCTACAACGCTTGGCTCATCTGAGCCTAAAGCGACTACGACTGCTTGCAACCCGACTAACACAACAGGAGTAACTCGACCATGGAATCTCAACAGCCAATTCCTCGCACGTTTAACGCGGCGAAAGAGCAAACGACAATTCACAATGGCAGCAAAGAAGTCGTCACTTCTCGCCTCAACGCTCGCGACCTTGTGTCGAATGTTGCGGGATGGTCGTGGGGACCTGCTGCGAGTGAACCAGAACCGGCTGCTACCCCAGAAGCGGCTGCTACCCCAGAAGCGGTAGAGCCCGTCGCTGAGGAAGCGCCACAGGCCGTTGAAGTCGATCCCGGTTCTCAGGACACCATTGTTGACAGTGAGACACTACGCGCGGCTGAGGCCCATGGAACGGCTCCAGCAGAGCCTGCTGACGTGAATGCGATGTATCTCACTGACGCCGCTAAAGTGGTTGTCGGATCAGATGACCTGAAAGCCTATCTGGACGGCTTCCCTTTCTCATCGCTACGGGAGTTGTCTAAGCTCAAGTTTTCCCACACGATCCACCACCGCGCAACGAAAGCCACTGCCGTGGCAAAACTTATTGAGTTGGAGGACGCCAGAATTATGGCGACAGCGGACGATTGATTTCAGGTCCAGCACTGTGACGCCTCCGGGGAGCCGCCTATTGTAAGGCGGCTTCTTTTTGTTCAAAACCAAAAATAACAAAGTAGGTGACAACCGGATTTCAGTGTGATATAAGGGAGACTAATTGAGGTAAAAGCTATGTATTGCAAAATCTATGCACCTAATGGTGAGGCTTTTGAAGTAAGCCGAGAACGTGCTGATCGGCTCGTTCTCCAAGAGGGGTGGACACAGACCAAACCTGAGTTTGTTCCCACGGAACCTGTGGTTGAAGTCGTAGCCACACTCAAATTCGTAGCCCCAAAAAAGGCTAAGAAGAAAACTCGCAAGCGGGGCTCCAGTGCCTTTGCTGACATTCTCGCAGATGAATGGGCTGATGCGGAGTAGCAACCCTTAACCTTTTGGTGAATTTTTATGGGAAATGAATTTGGTGGAGACGATGCCACCGGAGTTGGTGCATTCATTTTAACGGAGCTTCGGGACATGCGTCGCGGAGTGGAAAGTTCCATTGCGGACCTTCGCCAAAACATTATCAACCTAGCTCAAACTGTTAACCAGACGCACTACGACCTTCGAGAACTTCGTCGTGATCTTGATGATCAGGGGAAGGCACTTAAAGACGTGCAGGAAGACGTAGAGGAAATGAAGACACAGAACACAATTTCAGATCATGCTTGGTCAGGACCCAAACGTGCAGCAATCTGGATTACTACAATCGGTGGTGTTTTGATCGGTGGAACAGCCATTTGGAATTTCCTACCGACGTTGCTCCGGATGGTCGCCAACACACCAGCACCATGAGCCCTGACGGGCTCACCTACCAATACCCTAAATATGGAGATTGCTTCATGCACACGCAAGCTGAAGCCTATGACAACCAACTTGACCCCGAAGTTCCTGTAAGTGAAAAGGCAAAACGACGCGCCCTCCGGAAACAAAACAAGGAAAAGCGTCAGGCAAAGCGGATGCCAAAACCTTTGAAACCCCGCAATGCTTCTCAAGCCCGATACATTCAGAGCCTTCGTGATAATGCATTAACCATCGGGGTTGGTCCCGCTGGTGTGGGGAAGACGTATGTGCCCGCACGCATCTTTGGTTCCATGTTGATGGCTGGTGAGATAGACACGATATACTGTGCTCGTCCAAACATCTCAAAACCGCAACACCGTATTGGCTTTCTTCCGGGGACGCCAGAGGAAAAGATTGCGCCATGGATGGTGCCTATTTTTGAAGGATTACAGGACTCAATGTCTCCTTCAAAGTTTGTCGATGCACAACGGGCAAAACTTATCAAAGTGGTTCCCTTCGAATTTATGCAGGGACGCACATTCAAGAACTGTGCGGCCATTATTGACGAAGCAGAGAACTGCGACTTGGATGATCTATACATCATCCTCACCCGTCAGGGTGGGAATTGTCAGATGGTGGTTTGTGGTGATCCAATCCAAGCACGTATTCCTAACAGCGGATTGGTTCACATCGCAGAGATGGCAACATATCCTTCTATGCCTGACACAGGTGTTGTCACCTTCACTCACGAAGATGTTGTGCGCTCTACACAAGCACGTCTGTGGGTAAAAGCATTCGCTGACCGTAACGAACAGATTAACTTGCAAGATGCACCAGATCGTGCTACTAATGATCCACGTGACTTTTATAAGCATCCACCTGAATTTCTGAGGTAATCCGCTGATGGCATTTACATTCCTTGTTGAAGACGGAACCGGCCTCGTCGCGACGGCGAACTCATACGTGGCTGTTGTGGTCGCGGACGACCTGATTTCAACAAATATTCATGGAGAAACTGCGTGGGATGCGTTGTCGTTCTCAGACAAAGAACGCACGCTGGTATGGGCCACACGTATTCTGGACTATCAGACGCGCTGGTTCGGCTTCAAGACAGTTGATGCCTCCCCGCTACGTTGGCCACGCACAGGCGTGGTTGATCGCGATGGTATCCTGCTTGACGCCAACGCCATCCCGCAGCAGTTACAGTTCGCCACCGCTGAGATGGCACGCTTCTACGCCAAGGAAGACCGGACGCTTGATCGTGATCAGGATGGGCTTGAGTCCCTGACTGCTGACGTGGTCGAACTGGTGTTCCGGAAGAACTACAAACTCCCGCGTGTCCCTGAAATCATGACGTATCTGATCCAAGGGCTGGGGGCCATCACTTCCGGCAAGCCGCGCTTTGTGAATATCATTCGCTGATGGCGTGGGCAGAACTCATAAGGTCGCAAGTCCAGAGTGCGTTCGTCATTCTTGATGATCTCGCGCCAGAGGGCTCCTATGTGTCTGTAGACTTGGACGGGTCATCCTATGACATCTCCACAGGGACGGTGGTGCGTGTGGACGTGACGCAGACCGGCGTGCCTATGGTTCTTGCCCGGTTCCGCATTCAGGAACTTGATGCATCAATTGTCACTACAACCGATCTAAAGGCGCTAATTGCGTTTAACGATCTTACGGCAACACCAAAGCAGCAGGATAGAATTCATTTACCAGACGGACGAAACTTTTTGGTTATGCGTATTATGGGCGTCCCGGGGGACAGCCTGCATATTCTCCAAATACGCCTAACGAAGTAATGTCGGATAGCGTCGTCATTAATGGACGTCAGTTCACAAATGGGTTAGACAAATCCGTCAAGCGATTCAACAAGATGTTTGGGCGTAAGATGCGCATGCTTGTCAACGAAGCGATGAAGCGTTTGATTGACAAGACACCGGTCCAGACGGGACAAGCCGTCATGAACTACGTGGCGTCAAAGGGCACTCCCTACGGCGGTCCTATTCTTGAGGGACCTGACCCCGTCGAACCCACTAACCCCCTCGCTCTGGGCTCTGAGAGGCTGCGTGGAGGGGCTGTGAGTATAGCCATGGGCACGTTGAAGGGGCTGGACTACCTCCAACCGTTTGACGCTTACTGGATCACGAACCGGGCACCACACATTGGTGGACTGGAGACAGGTTCACTCCCGGAGGACCCATTTACTCCCCGGTCTCCACGTGGTATGTTTGGGGTGACACTACAGGAACTGAGCGCCCTCCTACAATCCGGGCGACTATGAGGCGATCATGACACCAGATTTTGTTGCGGCGGTCGAGCAGAAGTTCGCTACAGACATGGGCACGACCTTTGCCGGTGTTCCATTGGTATTTGACAATACGCCACAACCTGATACAGTGGAAACATATGCCTCATTAAACGTTGTTGCTGGCGATACGTTTCCTTGTGGGATTGTGGAAGACGGGAAGTCCCGCAATGTTGGTTTAATTCAGATCGAAGTGTTCACACCAAAAGACACGGGCGCAGGAGAAGCCCGGCGAAAGGCATACACCATTGGTAAATTCTTCCGGCGTTTGAATCTTTCTGTGACTTCTGAAGGGCACGCTGTTTTCAAGGAACCGATGGTTACAA